AAATTTGCGCGTAATAGTATTTAGATCTGGAAACTCCTTGGCGATTTCCATAATCCTCTTTTTGTCTTCGTCACTGAAACTTATTTTATTGTTGGCCACCTAAAATATCCTCGTCTTGTAAGATTTTAGTCGCTATCTGTTTAAATAACTTTTTAAGATTTTTAATTTGTTTATAGCCAGCTTTCTTACCCTTTTCATTCGTTTTGTATCCCATTTCCATTGCAACTTTTTCCTCATCTGCGCCATCGATATAAAGCCTTGAATAAACTTTATATTGTTTGGGCGCCAAACGATGTTTCATTTCTTCGTGAAGTCTCTGTGCGCTTGATAAAACATCAAAGTTTAAATCTTTCATCCCCTGTACAGACTCTGAATGATTTTCTATAGAGACAGAAAGCTTCACATCATATGCACACTTTTTTGTCTTTTCCCATTTTCTATACAAGGGGCATTCGCCACATTGTTTTCCGCTTGGAGTTATTGAACAAGCTGGAGGTTCGTTGCCCATGCTGAACTTACAAGATAAACAAGGGCGAACATAATTAGAGTAATTATTGCGCAGAAGATTCTTGATCTGGTTTACGGTAATACGCGCAATCCAAGGTTCAAGTGGGCGATCTTGCTTCCACATTTTCCATTTTTTTGAAATGTGAAAACGAATGATTTGAGCAACATCCTCATAATCCATCCAAGCAATAGCTTTAAGCTGCCAGATATATCTGTGCTTTTCTATAATCCTATCGATAACTTCTTGCTTGTCTTCGTATTTAATCTTCTCGCGCCTTTGTGCTTCCATATTTGGTGGGGGACAAGCTGTCTATCCCACCAACTCTTTTTGGAGCGAATTTCCTTGCTCCAGCTTGAGGGTTACGCGATAAATCTTCTAAATTAAAAGCCCTAAAGCCCCCTTCCATTTCGATTTCTACATCAAGCTTATCGATATCGGGAAGTTCGTCGACACTTGTGTTGTCTTCTGATTCATCCTCTATATCTTCAGAACTTGCAGTTCTAACTGGCTTTTTCTGTAATTGAGTCGAAACCTTCCCGTTCATGGGACTTCCACATTTTGAACAAAAGTTTGGGGCAAATCCAACATATTCATGCTTGCCTCCACAATTTGTACAGAAAACGCTTGCCATATATTACTCTTTTTCTAATTTGTTAAGTTTATCGCTGAGATTTTCTAGCTTTACCAATATTGTAGCTATATCTCTTTGAATTTCAACCATCTTATCAGTATTTACTGGCTTGCCCTCGTCATCTACAATCTTTGACAAGCGACGCGATATGCTCTTAACCTCTGCATTGACATAAGAAAGCTGCTCTGCTTGAATAGTAATCTCTTTAGCTACTGGTAAGAAATCGTCTCTTTTTACATAGGTCGCGTTCAAATAAAATAAAAGGGCGGCAATAGCCATGCCGCCCATAATTTTAATTAAATTAGCCCAACTGCTCAAAAGGGACAGCTTTTCTTCTTGTCTCTTCATGATTATTAATATTTCTAATCTTCTTTACAATGAATTTTAGAATTTCGCTTCTTTTTATATCTTCTTCTGTAAACTCAAACGAGAAGATGCCATGTTGCGCGGAATCCTCGTCTGAAAATAGATCGTAAAAGTCGATAAATCCATTTTTACCTTTGATGTCTGACTGCATAAAGTCTCCGCATAAGAAAATTTTACTCCCATCCCCGACTCTAGTAAGTAGGGTTGTGATTTCTTTGAAGGTAAAATTTTGCACTTCATCTGCGATTACGATTTTATCTGTTAAAGTGCTGCCCCTTAAGAAGTTAATGGGAGTTGCAGAAATTCTTCCGTCATCTTTTAAACGATGTACATCAGTTGGTTCGATTATTTCTTGAATTTTGTCTTCAAGAGGGAGCAGATATGGCTGAAACTTTTCGCCAACTGTTCCTGGCAGCGAACCAAGAGATTTTTCACCGCTTTCAGCGATGGTTCTAATATAGATAATATCTTTTTCATTGTGGTTGATAAGGTTAAGGGCTGCATAGACTGCCATAAAAGTCTTTGAAGTCCCCGCTGGTCCAGCGATAAAGACTATTTTGGTCTCGTCTCCTAAAAGTATTTTTAATAGTTGTTGTTGTTTCTCAGTGAATTTGAATTTGCGTTCTTTGAATTTTATTTCTGTTTTCATCTGCGGAATAATTACTTCCGTAGATGCCGATTTTGTTTTCTTGGGCTTTTTTGCCATAAAGTTACACCATCTCTTCGACTATCTGTAGCCCTCCTTTTGCTACGCCATTGCCATCTACTGAGAAACTTTGTGAACTCAGTACTCCAGCAACTGAAAACGAGTTGCCGTCTGGCATTCCTACTGTCACAGAGACAGTAGTGTTAGGTTGATAGTCAGAAAGCCAATCAATGTTGGATATACCGTTAATTTGCAATGATTTTGTAATTTTAGAAACACTCACTTTAGCAGGATAAGTTCCACCTATTTCAAAATTTGGAGCACGATCAACTTCAACGTTAAAATTTAAATTTTCGTATTGATTTATTGTTTGAGTAAAATTTGGAGCAGAAAGAGTAACACTCATTCCTCTTAACGGAGAAACAATTCCTGTTTGAGCGCCAGTTGGAAAGTCTTGTCCAGCATAAGAATTAATTCCGTCTCCAGTAGCTAACCCATAAGAATCAAATTGCATTTCTACCGCAATTGGTTTCCAAGGCTCCATAGAAAACCCAAATGATTTTAAGAAACATTTATCAAATCTGTAATTAGGAACTTGAATATACGAACCGCTTGTAAAATCTCCAGTTAAAGCTAAAAATCCAGTAAACTGATTAAAGTCAGCGCCAGTGACGGGTATAACCGAAGTTGAAATTGATGCGCTTTTTGGACCTGTTTGAATATAATAATCAAGCTCTTGACCAATTCTTTTAATCCTTTTTAATTGAGTTGTGTTGCTGGCATTAAAATTTAATGCATACAAAATATCATATGATCCTGTCGATAAACTTTGTGAATCGCCAGCAGAAAGAAAAGCCCTGATGTTATTGTACGAAACGTAAGCCATGACAAATTATTATTTGTCCTTTTTAAACATTTTCAAGTCAGCTTCATCAATCATAGACAATCTCTTCAACAACTTAACATTCTCAAGTTTAACATTTTGCATAGTTATTCTGTGTCCGCCAGTTACTATACCTTGCTCATTTACATCGTAAAGAAACAAAGTTGTTGACATCCAACCAATCCGAACAATTCTCGCTGGGTTTTTAGAACCGTCCCAGAAGATAAGAACATCATCCTCTTTTAAGCCAGAAGTCATTCTAAAAATAAGACTCTTGACAATATTGATTATAAATTCTTTAAAAAGCAAAGAGGCTACGCCAGCGACAAGAAGCACTGAGTTCTCAGAAATGAATGCATTAAATTCTTTTTCCATCTAAATCTTTTACACTTTTCTCAAAACCTATTGACAAATGAAAAAAATTAAGTAAAATAATATTTATGACTAGATTAGTCGTAATGTCAGACACACATGGCTCTCATCTTGGGGTACAAGTTCCAGATGGAGATGTTTTAATCCATTGCGGAGATTTCTGTTCTCATGGCCAATACATTGATGCATTAAAATTCGTCAATTGGTTTGGCACGCACCCGCACAAGCATAAAATTTTCATTGCTGGTAATCACGATCTTTATTTTGAACAAGGCAACCCTTCTGACATAGATTCTTTTTTGAGGACTATGCCTGACGGAGTTCACTATCTTCAAGATTCTGGAATTGAACTGGAGGGTTTGAAGTTTTGGGGTAGTCCTGTGCAGCCCACTTTTTTTAATTGGGCTTTTAATCGTGATCGTGGCGAACCAATTAAAAAGCACTGGGACATGATCCCTAAAGGAACTGATGTTCTTATCACTCATGGTCCACCGCATAAAATGTGCGATGTCGCTCCTCAAGCAAAAGGTTTCTATAAACATGTTGGCTGCGTCGATTTATTTGAGGCTACTTTAAGAGTCCAACCAAAACTTCATGTATTTGGACATATCCACTTTTCTGGTGGAAGTAGTTTTGTTATGCCAAAAACAATTTACGCAAATGCTTCTCTTCTCGACGAATCGTATATGCCAGCCAATAAACCTTTGGTAATTGATGTTGACAAAGACAAAAAATTCTCTATAGTAACCGTAACATGAAATCCAAAAAGAAATTAAAAGTCAGCCGCGAAGTTTACATGGAAGACCTTGAGGCGATCCACAATAGAGTCTTTGAAGAACTGCAAAGACGAGATATTTGGTTTGATTCCGTAACGGCAGACAATAAATTCAGCGATGGCTTGATGGAATTTCTAGAAAAATCTTTTGATTCTCCAGATTATAAGAATTACAATTAAGCATGAACGGTAAAGGATCTAAGCCCAGACCATTCTCAGTCTCTCAAGAGGAATTCCAAAAAAACTGGGATGAAATTTTTGCTAAAAAAGCTACTGTTCCAGTAAAAACTCTTGACAACGGCGATCAATTCATTGAGATTCCTCAAGTCTTGATGGATGGTTTAGGTTGGAAGGTTGGCGACGAAATCATTTGGACCGACCAATCTGACGGGACATTCAAATTAACCAAAAAATAATATGGGCATGTTCGACACTATCTCTGTTTCGGGTGATCTTCCTTTCTCACAGGAAATGATCGACCTTGGTATTGATAAAAACAACTTGTCATTCCAAACAAAAGATTTGGACTGCACCATGTCGCATTACATCATTCAAAATGGCGAACTGTTTGAGGAAAAATACAAGACAGAAGAATGGATTGCTGGAGATCCTACTGCAAAAAGCATTATGGATAGAATTGGCTTCATGGAAAGAAAAGGTCCATATTTTGATAAAGTAAATTTCCACGGAGAGATTTATTTTTATGAATTTCTAATGAATGTTCAAGATAAATGGGATTGCTGGGTGGAATTTAAAGCGGTATTCACTGACGGCAAACTGCAAAAGCTTGAACTGTTTAAGTTTGATAAGACCGACAATGCAGAAAGAAAAGCTCGCGATGCTGAAATGAAGGAAAAAATAGAAAAAGAACAAAAGCGTTGGATCAATAAATATTTCTTTTATACTAAATTCTATCGTTTCTTGCATTATAAAATATGGATAAATTTTTGGGATATGGTCGAAAGATTCGCCAGCAAAATGAGGTGCTTATACATATGAAAGATATAAAAATAGAAACAAAAAGGGTTTGGTATTGGCCAACTGAGACTTACATTAAACCATTCGCTCTTTCTATGGAAGATTGGGAAACGTTTGATAATAAGATCAAAAAGAATTACCCAGTTCAATATTTCTTTAGAGAATTTATTGCTATGGAGTATTGGGTATTGAAAACAAAAATCAATGATTTTTGGTGGAAGTTAAAACATTATGTCAAAAACCCAAGAACAGAGATGAGGAACATTGTGTTTCCTTCTCGCTACGAAGACTTGCCAGAAATCATTATAAATTTTAATATCCAAACTATAAAAGAGCTTGTTGAGCGCGAAAAGTATTTTGAGCATTTCGAATCTCAACTTAAAGCAAGGAATAAGAGGGGTCAATTCGAAAGAGACTTAAAAAAATATTATCATTATGTTACCATAACCAGAGAAGAAATGATGAAAGAAGTTTCTGATCTGCTTAACGAAAATTACGAATTACCTTTTGAGAAAAGGCGCGACACATGGAGTAAAAAAATAAAAAAGATTGAAAAGCTTGATGAAGAAATGATCATATGGGTAGCTAAGTATAGACAATATTTTTGGACATGACCCAGCATATAATTAGATATCTTTTTATGCCAGTAAGGGCTTGCATTGGTCTAGTTTTAGCCGCTATAATGACAGTAGTATTTTTACTTGGAGCTTGCCTGTATCCTAATGCTGGCAAAGATTACAAAGAATCGCTATATTCAATTTTAAGATTTGTAAGGAACGGCATAGAAAGCTACTAGTGTAAACTAGTAGATGGCCCAGTTACAATATCCTACCATCTACATCGATCCGAGAGATGGATATAATATTTATCATTTTTATTTAAGGAATAAAGACATGAAGCCATACATATTCGTTGATTTAGACGAGACGTTAATTCACACTTATGATTATCATGAAACACCATGCAAGTGTGCGGTGCCAGTGACAGTTGAAGACAATGAGTATAAAACATCCCTGAGACCCGGCGCAAAGGAGTTTCTCGCTAAACTGCGCGAGATCGGGGAGGTTCGCATGTTGACTATTGCTACTTATGAGTATGCAAAGGTGATGAATGCGCTTTTTGAATTTAATTTCGCGCTGGATGACATTTATGCTCGCGAGCATATCCAATCTCCATCAATTAATTTGGAGCCAGCAGAGTTTGTTTATCTGTTTGATAATTTGCCACTTAGAGAGAATCGCCGCAAGGTAGAGTTTCTCCGTTGCGTAACCATAAATAAAGTCCCAAGCTATATTCAAGTTAAGGAATATCGCGGGGGCCAACGCTTTCCCCTTGACCAAGAAGAAATTGACCGTTTAACTAAAACTTTATATGGATCTAACTCAATTACTACAGAGGATACCGAAGGAACATTACACACTTCACGAAGGGAAACTGATTAAGGTTGAAGATTTACTGAATCAAAAAAATAGTGAACTACAAAATAGTAAGCGGATATACAAAAAACACTCCTTACGAAAAAGAAATAAATAATTTAAGAATTTCTTTAAAACAGTTTGGATTTACTGATGAACATTTAGTGCCTTTTGAAAATAAAGGCACATGGGAAAAAAACTGTCAATATAAAGCCTATATAATAAAAGAAAAGCTTAAACAGTTAAATACCCCGGTGGTTTGGCTTGACGCAGATGCTGTTTTAAAAAAATCTCCAGACATTTTCTGTCAAATCAATGAGGATCTTGGTTTGTGTTTTTATCGCCAAGAGTTAATGTCTGGGACATTATTTTTTAAGCCCACTGAAAATAATTTTAAATTATTAGACGAGTGGATAAAACTAAATAATGAAAATCCCCAAAAATGGGATCAAAAAGTTTTGCAGCAAATCGTAAATAATTGGAAGATAAATTACTATAAACTTCCGCTTTCGTATTGTAAAATAGACTATATCAAGACTAATGAAATTGTTATTGGGCAAAATCAAGCTAGTAGAAGATTTAAAAAAATAATAAATAAAAAATGAAATTCGACACTAAGAGTGAGCGCTTTCAATTTGTTTTAATGATTTTAGCAATCATCGCTGATGTTGCCCTTATAATTAATATTATTCATCATTGGTAAAATGACCCTCCCCGGTTTCCCGGTTCACCTAAACAAATAGAATTGGGGAATTTTCCCCATTTTCTATAAATGGGGGCGTGGGGTGTAAATATCCCCGTGAAGAAGAACAACGATCTAGAAACAGATTGGTTGATTATTGTTCTTATATTGATGCTTACAGTAGGCTATCTTGCGATAGTTAAGAAATAGTTACGCTTTAAGAGTTTGTAACTGTTTAAGTATAAACAAAGCTTTATCGAAATTGCCGCAATCAATTGCCATTATTAATGCTTTTTTAAGTTCATCTATCTTCTCCACATCCCCAAACCAATCAGCGGCCTTTGATACTGAACCTAAAGTTGAGTTCTTTTCATACATTCTTGCTACTGCTCCTAAACCCATGTCCGAATTGATTCTCATACTTCTTTTTACACCCCCAATAACGTATCGTATATAACACATTAAGCCCCCACAGCCCCCATAGATGCATAGTATAGTATACATATAAAGGGATAAAGATAGATATAGAAGAAGATAAAGAGATAGTTTAGGGTATTTAAAATTGGGGTAGAGCGGACTAAATACCACCCCCCCCGCGCCCCCACGGAAACGCGGGTCGCGATTTTTAATTAATGGGGGAGGGTGTCACCTACCCCACACCAAGTCGGGCAAGTAAACTTTTTCGAATTCGAATAGCTCTTCACCTTCTAGCTCTGTTCCATCTTCGAACTTCGCCCACTCAATCCAAGAGCCATCACCGCAATCACCTTCGACGTGCAGCTTGTAATCTTCGACCACCTTACCGTTGATAATCATTTTGTTTTTCATGCTGCTAAGATAGCACACGCGCCCCGCATTGCAAGGAATTTTTTATCTTTT